CTTTTCTCCATTCAAGGGCTTAGGGTCTAACGGCACTCCTTCTTCTCCATACAATGCCATAGACATATCTTCTTCACTACATGTAACTATCATATCTTCAGGCTCAGGTAACTCGTTGTTGTTGTAAAGATGAATGAAGAACTCTACTGAGATAGTTCTTACATCAGGCTCTTCTTGGCCTTCGTAGCTTTTACATAAGTATAATTGTTTTACCATTAGTAACCCTGGGTCATGTGAACATAGCAATTATCCTCTACGTTCTTATAATAATTTTCACTTAGTTTACGGCCACATAGACATGTGTCGTTGTCTTCAATAAAGTGAGGGTGAGACTTTCCAGGATAGGCCTGCAACTGGTTTACCTGGCTAACTTCGCTTGCACTTATACGAGGATTATTTTTAATAGCACTTTCCTCAGCCTCTTGAAGTATCTCTTTCCCTCCAGAGTCCAGGGCTTGTTCATTAGATGATGAACCTGCTAGTGTATAATTTAAATGACTTACACGTTTCTTTTCTGTCATCCCTGTTCTCCTTTAAACTTATTCTACTACAATCCTAAAAGGAAGTCTACAATCCCTTCCTTCAGGCTCTATTACCATAGCACTATCAAGTAAATACTTTTCTAATGCTTCATATAATCTTCTTCCAACGTTGCCTTTACCTTCAGTAAAGACCATGTTTTGTATCTCGCCTTCAACAACATCATAATTTAATACAACACTTGTTGTCTTTGAGAACTCTAGTCTACGTATATACCTGTCCAGGTTTACACTTCTGTCCCTTTCTGGACATGTAAAGACTGGGGCTGGTTCTTGTATTGGTGGTTCATTAGGGGGTAAGTTAACCACGTCCAGCCCCTCTGCTTCTTCCTCTATCATTTCTCCGTTTTCAAACTGTTCTTCTTCAAAGGTAATAAAATCCTCTTCTGTAAACGGCTCGTCCATTGGCTCATCCATATTGGCTGGTGGTGTTATCAAGTCTCCTGTCAGAACACCAAAGCCACCAGTAGCTGACAGCTCTTCTAGTTCTTCAGCTAACACCTCTTGACTGCCTACAACTTCATTGATAGCTTCTGCTAACTCAATATTGTATTCATCCATTTGTGATTTCAAAGTATTGATACCATCACGATAGACAGCCATCAACATTAAAACTTTTTCTTGTTTATTCGTGGCCTCCATCACTTGCTGTTGCATCGTATTATACTTTGCATCTAATTCATTCAACCTTTTGGTTAAATATTTTCTATCTTCTTCAATCAGATTAAACGATAAGATTAATCCGAAAGACAAGCCACCTAGTAATAACGTAGCGATTATAGTCGTAACATAACTTTTCATTTCTTTCTCCTTTTACGTTTCATTTCATCCACTATCATTGAACTTTCCCAGGCAAACCAGCCTGCTCCAATCAAAAATAATAGACCCAATAAATTATTCAGTATCTGTTCCATGCTCCACCTTCTTAACTTGAAAGCCCCAACACCAATGGGTATTGTCCAGGCCAATGATACAGTCTCTGTCTCTTACAAAGTTCCAATGTAAAGTTTCTACATCGTCTCCGTATTTTGTTCCAGGCTCAACTACAGTAATGCTTTCAACCTTGGCTTTCTTATAGGGTTCATGTCCCCATGCTCCAGCCCACATTACTACATCGCCTACATACAAAAAGTTATTTTCTTTTTCTAGTTCTTTCATGCTCCAGTTCTTTGCTTTCTCAAGTCTCTTACTGGTCGTTACTAATTTTTTCATCTGCCTTGTCCTCTATATCTTTTGTAGCTACGTTTCTTATGTTTATTCATAGTAGCCATTGCACATTTGATACGTCTGCCTCGGCCTCCACAACCCTGCGATGTAGCCTTCTTCACATGGTCTATTGTAATTATTTGTTTAGCTTTTCTCATTCTACTAAGTATCTAAAGTGAGCTGGCATCTTCTCTTTCTCGTAGTCATCTGCCATCTTGTTTAAGTCTGCACCTGACATACTATCTGCTGTCTTATGAACAAACCATTCAATGACAAGCTGTAAGATAGGATAGTCCTGTCCAGCATCTTCGTAACCCTCAACGTATGACATCACATGCTCAAGCAAATCATCTTTCAAATCATCTCGCATGCCGTCTAGTCCTGGTATCTGTCTAAGGCTCTCTTGCACTAGCTCAAGCCTGTCTTCTAAAAATCTTGTGTGTCCTTCGTGGCTCATCCGTTACCGTCCTGGTCTTCTGTTATATCTTCATCGTCTTCATTGTAGACTCTTAATTCTTCTGGCCATTTCCAATCTACGTCAAGGTAATGTCCGTTGTCAACCTCATGTGTCGTGCCGTCTTTCATTTCTATGACAAGTGTGCCGTATTTACACCAATGATGCTCTACATCATCGTAGTCAATATTAAGATGGGATATATCGTGCTGAACTGCCTGGGTATAATTGCATTCTATGGTTTTAATTTTATTACTCATACCCAGTCCTTATCTATTCCAATAACTTTTTTCTCTGTGTAGTGAGCAACGTTATTGCATTGGGGTGCTTCTATCTCTTCTGCTTTCTGCAAAGCTTCAGCCTCCGTAGAGGCCTCCACTTCACAATTAAAGCTATCTATGACATCGATAGTTACTACATAGGTTTTATTTTTATTTGCCATTCTGACCCCCAGCCCTTCTTAAGATTGCATAGTCTCTTTTGCTGGCCTTACCGTCCAACAACTTATCAAGGGCATTGAGTTCTTTGAGTGAGAATGATTTGATTTTATCTACGTTGACTGTCTGATGAAAGTCAGGAAACGTTACTTCTTTTTTAAATTTATAGTCCATATTTATTCTCCGTTTATATAGTCTTTATAGAATATAGAACATAAAGTTTTATAATGTCAAGTAGTTTTTATAAAATAATTATAAAGAAATATAAAAAAATATATTTATTCTATTAAATATTTATGATACTATACAGTCTATATAAATTATATAGGAGCAAATATATGGAAGCTGACGTTATAATAGCCTATGCTGGACTAGGTATCTTATCCATCTGTGCAATAGGATTGCTGATGGGTGAAGCTGGGTTATTTGATGATTAAAGAACTGACCCTGGACAGTAACTAACTATTTCACATCTGATATTCCAGGCACAAAAAAGCCCCAATTAAGGGGCTTCAAGTGATAGTGGTTACTTACTAACTATAGTATTCTGCTAGCTCCTCCTCAGTTGCCTCACGTTCCCAGGCATACTCTCCAATTTTAAATATCTTTGATACCTGGTCAATGTCCAGGCCGTGGTCTGAAGTCTGCTCCAGATAATGTATCAGGCTATCAGGGTCAAGATATTGTCCTTCATCCCAGCCTTTGCTCCATCTCCCATATTCAGGCTCACTCACAGCCTTTAGAGGATTAGCTCTAAAATCTTTTTGTGATTGAATAGGACAGAGATTGCTTGTAACAATATCATCCATGTTACCAGTATATTTATCGTAGCTCAGAGAAAATGAAAACATCTCCTCAATCAAATCAGCTACGTATTCTGATATGGTGTAATGCATCATATTAAATGAAGCAACATTACCTTCTTTTATATCATGCTCAGTAAGATAATTATTATCTTCTTCGCAATAAATCCAGTATCTACACTCATATAATCCGATTGTGATACCGTATACTTTCATAATGATATTCTTCTCTTCAGTAGTTCTATCATCATATTTTATATCGTTCTCCATATATTTATTCTCCAGTAGTTAATATACTTTTAGTTTAATATCAAAGTAAAAGAAAAGTCAAGCAAAAAAAAGCCCCAAATTAATGGGGCTATTTATAAGGCTCTTAGCTCTAGTCAGGGAACTTCTGGTGTAGTTGCCAGAGGTTCATAACTTTAGCTACATCATCGTGAGTTAGACAGAGGCTACGTCTCATAAATACAAACGTTCTGGGGTCATCTTCTGGGACATCCTCCAGGTATTCATAACATTGTGAGCCGTTGCTCAGTTCCTCAGTTTCTAACGTAGCCCAGGCTATTTGCTTTGAGCATGTTATATTTGCATCATCCAGGTATTCTCTGGCTGTGTTATATCGTATCATTGTCATATATTTTCTCCTTTAGTTAATATATAACTATAAAAATAAACAAATTAAAAAACACAGTCAAGCCATTTTAAAAAAATATATACTTTTTTTCATTTAGGGGTTGACTTTTACAGAACTCATTTTCAGACCCTAAGCAATACCTTAGCCTCACTTTTAACAAAAATGCAATAGACAAGCTCTCAGGCCGTCCAATAATTCAGAGTTATAATAGATTATAAGCCGTATTTATAATGTAAAAAGTAAGTGCTTACTAACTTATTAAAGATAAAAAAAACCCCAGCATTTGCCAGGGTCTTTTAAAGGGGATTATTTTTTATTAATAGCCGTAGCCTGCGTAATGATTATCAGGGTTAAGCTGTTGAAATTTAATTTTACCGTCTTTTATTCTTTTTTTAGTTTCTGCTGTATCTAAGCCAGTAAAATTATTTCTATGTCTGCTGGTTGTCCTGGAGTAATTCCAGTAATCAGCATCAAACACCAGGCCAGCATCTGTATAGCCTGCAACGATTGTCCCATAACTTTGGAAAAAAGTTCCTTCAGCCGTAGTAATAACAAATTGATTTGCTACTTTATTTCCATTGCTATTGGTCAAGCTCTTAACCTTTAGACCCTCAGAGCATATAGGGTTTTTACTTTCATTCTTCATATATATATTCTCCTTTTAGTTTATATGATGGTAAAAGTATATCATTAAAATTATTTTAATTGCAAGTAAAAAATAAAATCCAACTTAACAGCCACCCCCAGCCCATTAATATTTATATGCTGTTAAGCTCTGCCAGGTTGCCAGGTAATAACTAAAGAACCCCTGGAAGCCTGGGGAGTTTTTAAAGTTCTTCTGGGGCTTCTCTGGTTCACGTCTTGGGTCTTTATAAGTTGTTATGACTTGTTAACTTCTCAGAGCTTGCCAGGTTCTTTGGTTTCTTTGGCTAGCTCTTCAAAGTCTGCGAAGTCTTCAGAGTCTATAAGGGGTGGGCAGGTGGCCAGGGGGCATGCCAGGTATATATGCACATGCTCAAATATTTTTAGGAACTTTTCGGTGTTAAGCAGGGCTAAAAAATCGCCCCCAACCGAGTATGAGGTGTTGTTGGTCGAGGGAGGCTGTATAGACTATATAGACCCCCCACGGACACATCCTCATTATACAGTTGAGATAGTGTTTTGTCAATAGATTTTGGTGAAAAACTTGACAAGTTTGATAGTAGCTTTATAATAATAGACATGAGTGCTTTAACAACCAGAAAGCTTACAGAGAAGCAAGAGAAGTTCTTGCAACATTTAGTAGATACTAAGGGTAACTTAAAGCTCTCAGCCGAACTCGCAGGTTACTCAGGCAATCACTACCAAGTTATAAACAGTCTTAAAGAGGAAATAATTGATTTGGCCTCGAATGTACTTGCAAGGGAAGCACCTTCAGCAGCTTTCAAGCTTGTAGAGATTATGCATAGTGACGAGGCCGTGCCTCAAGCTAACGTAAAACTACAGGCAGCACAAACTTTATTAGATAGAGTTGGTGTTATTAAGAAAGAAAAACTTGACATTAATCACAATGTCACAGGAGGGATTTTTATTCTTCCACAAAAAGACACCATTGATTTATCAGCCGAGGATGGAGAGTATACAGAAGTCGATGGATGAAAGAGTTTATGCAACTGAGTTCTTAGATGATGACTCTAGAATTGTTCTAGGGCCATTTATAAAAACCAGTACATATAAAGAAGCACAAAACTTAGCAGAACACTACGGTCTTATTATCGTAGGAGAAGTAACAGACTTTGTGCCAAAGAAAGAGGTAACACTACACTAATGCCAGCAAAGAAAAAAGCCAAGTCAAGAGTCAACGAAGCAGGTAACTACACTAAACCAACCCTAAGAAAACGGATTTTTAACCGTATTAAGGCTGGTGGTAAAGGTGGTAAGCCAGGACAATGGTCAGCTCGTAAGGCTCAAATGTTAGCCAAAGCCTACAAGAAAGCAGGTGGAGGTTATAAATGACATTGAAGAAGTCTCAACTATCTCTAAAGAAATGGGGCAGACAAAAATGGCGAACTTCAGATGGTAAACCAAGCAAAGGTAAGAAAAGATATTTACCTGATGCAGCTTGGAAAGCTTTGAGTCCTGCTGAAAAGAGGGCAACTAACAGAGCTAAAGCAGCAGGTAACAGAAAAGGTAAGCAATTTGTAAGACAACCTAAGAAAATTGCTAAAAAAACTAGAGCATACAGGAAATAATGGCTAAGAAAAAAGACCCTAGACTAGCTAGAGCAGGTGTATCAGGTTTTAATAAACCAAAAAGAACACCAGGACATAAAACAAAATCACATATTGTTGTTGCAAAAGAAGGTGATAAGATTAAAACTATACGTTTTGGACAACAAGGTAAAACAGGTGATAGAACTATGACAAAAAGAGCTAAGTCATTCAAAGCTAGACATGCTAAAAACATTAAGAAAGGTAAAATGTCAGCAGCATATTGGGCTAATAAGGTAAAATGGTAAGATGCCACAAATTGGTAGCGATGATAAACACAATTCCGTCCCATTAAGACGGAGTATGTATAGAAATGCAGCAGGTAAAGGTGCAAAGCCTAGACCTAGAGCAGTTTCTAAACAAGCATACGAAGATAATTGGGACAGAATATTTGGTAAAAAGAAGAATCAAACCAAGGAGCAGTCCTGAGTTATGCTTAAGACCTTTTTAGAATCTAAAAATCACTATTTCATCTAGGTAGTGTCTTCTAAAAAGGCAGCTTTTTATTATGTCTAGTATTCCTCCTAACTATATCAAGAAAAAATCAGCAACCATTCCATTTGGTTACGAGATTAGTGAGGTCAAAGGCTATCTCAAGCCTATCCCAAAGCAATTAGAAGCTCTCAACAAATATCTCAAGAGTATTTACAACAAAGCCTACTCATTACGTGAGGCAGCTACACTATTGTCTGAAGAAACAGGCAGAAAGATTAGTCATGTAGCATTAAAAAAACATTTAGAAAAAGATTTGTGGGAAATATTCCCAGAAGACTACGAAACTAACGAAGATGGTTCGTTTGTTCTAACCGATTCAGGTAAACCAAAGAAAAAAACAGGAAGACCCAAGGGAGTTACGTCTCAATACAACTATTCAGCCGAACAAAAAAGAAAAATAAAACTACGACAAAAGAAAGCCAAGATACAAAAGGAGAAAAAGAAACTTGCCAAACAGGAAGAAAGACTTAAGACGGAAGAAGAAGTTATCACAAAGGTTACGGAGGACACGTCATCTAAATTGGTCACAGAAGACCAGCTTGAAGAAACCACAGACACAATCAGAGACACAATAAAAGATAGTAAAGTTATCTTCCATGCCAATGAAGGGCCACAAACAGATTTTTTAGCAGCAGGTGAGAAAGATGTGTTGTATGGTGGAGCAGCAGGAGGTGGTAAATCCTATGCTATGCTTGTTGACCCACTAAGATATGCACATAAAAAAGCACATAGAGCTTTGATACTTAGAAGGTCTATGCCAGAACTTAGAGAACTAATAGATAAGTCCAGGGAGTTATATCCCCAGGCTTTCCCTGGTGCAAAGTTTAGAGAAGTAGAGAAGTTGTGGAACTTTCCAAGTGGTGCTAAGATAGAATTTGGTTTCTTAGAACGAGATGCTGATGTCTACCGATACCAAGGTCAAGCTTATTCTTGGATTGGCTTTGATGAAATCACACATCTCCCAACAGAGTTTAGTTGGAACTACCTTGCATCTCGTTTGAGAACCACAGACCCTGAAATAGAAACATATCTAAGATGTACTGCTAACCCTGGTGGTGTTGGTTCACAATGGGTAAAGAGAAGATACATAGAACCTCACGAATCTAACAAAAGTTTTGAAGGTAAAGACGGACTAACAAGAAAGTTTATTCCTGCTAAGTTAGCTGATAACCCTTACTTAGCTAGAGATGGTGTATATGAAAAGATGTTGGAATCTTTACCACCTATACAAAGACGACAATTACTAGAAGGAAACTGGGATGTAGCAGAAGGTGCAGCCTTTGTTGAGTTCCAACCTGAAGTACATATTGTAGCTCCATTTGAGATACCATTACCCTGGGAACGACTAAAAGGGATTGACTATGGTTATGCATCTGAATCCTGCTGCCTGTGGGGAGCTGTGGACGTAAATGACGGAACATTGATAATATACCGTGAATTATACAGAAAAGGCTTGACAGGTGTCGAATTAGCCTCTATAATAACAGATATGGAAATGGAAGACCCATTTTCTGTATCAGGTGTATTAGATACTGCTGCATGGGCGAAAACTGGTACAACAGGCCCAACTGTAGGTGAATCTCTAGTTCGAGCTGGTCATAAGCTTAGGCGAGCAGATAAGAACAGAGTACAGGGGAAAATTCAAGTACACGAATATCTTAAGGTCAGGGAGAGTGGAAGACCTAAGTTACAGATATTTAACACATGTCCTAACTTAATAAGAGAATTACAATCCATACCACTATCCAAAACAAATCCAGAAGATGTTGATACTCATGCATCAGACCATGCATACGATGCATTAAGGTATATGATAATGAGCCGACCAAGAATGCAAAGCTCATTAGACAGAATAAAGGGGATTAAAAGGGACTTATACCAACCTTTTGACTCTACTTTTGGTTATTAAATGGCAGACAAAGACAACACATTACTAAATGCAGATGAAATCTACATGGATGTAGAAGGTGAGTCTGGTCAGCAATTAGAATTAGAAGATGACCAAAAGTTAAATCTTGTAGGTATAATAAACTCTAGGTTCGACTCTGCCGAAGATGCTAGAAACTCTGACGAGAAACGTTGGATTACAGCATTTGAGAACTACAGGGGTTTATACAAAAAGAATCAAAAATTCAGGGAATCTGAAAAATCACGTGTCTTCGTTAAAATTACAAAAACTAAAGTCCTTGCTGCCTTTGGACAGTTAGTTGATGTTATTTTTGGGACAGGTAAGTTTCCTATTGGTATATCGGAAACCAGAATACCTGAAGGAGAGTTAGCTCAAGCACATCTTGATATTAACAATCCACAACCTGGTATAGAAACTAGTGAACCTCAAGAAATACCTGATGATATAGGTAATCGTATAGATGACCCTTATGATGTAGGTTATGAAGGTGATGGCAGAGTATTAGGCCCAGGCTCTACTTTTATGCAAGGAGAAGTGTCTGAACCTATTGAAGACCAAGTTCCATTAAAAGAAGGAGCTATACCTATACCTAATATTCCAGAGGTCAACCCAGCACAAGAAGCTGCTAGGAGAATGGAACGTTTAGTCCATGACCAGATAGAAGAATCAAACGGTTCTTCAGAGATTAGAAATGCTTTATTAGAAGCAGCTTTATTAGGTACAGGAATTGTCAAAGGCCCATTTAATTTTAATAAAAGATTAAATAAATGGACTACTACTCCTCAAGGAAGAGAGTATAGTCCTGTAGATGTGAGAGTACCTCGCATAGAGTTTGTAAGTTGTTGGGACTTTTATCCTGACCCTTCAGCTACAGACATGGACGAATGTGAATATGTAATTCATAGACACAGAATGAATCGTAGTCAAATAAGAGCATTGAGAAACATGCCTTACTTTGATGAAGATGCAATTAGAGAATGTCTACAGCAAGGGCCAAACTATGTAGACAGAGGTTATGAATCTCATTTAAGGGATGATAACAATGCTTACGATACTGAAACAACATTTGAAGTATTGGAATATTGGGGCATTATGGATGCTGAATATGCTAAAGAAGCAGGCATTGAATTACCAGATGATATAGACGAACTAGATGAAGTTCAAATAAATGCATGGGTATGTGGAAACAAATTACTTAGAGCAGTAGTTAATCCATTTACACCATTTAGATTACCATATAATGCATTTCCGTATGAACGTAACCCTTACAACTTTTTTGGTATAGGTGTTGCTGAAAATATGGATGACTCACAGCAGATTATGAATGGTCATGCAAGAATGGCTATTGATAATCTAGCTTTAGCAGGCTCATTAGTTTTTGATGTTGATGAATCTGCTCTTGTCGGAGGACAGAATATGGAAGTTTATCCAGGCAAAGTATTCAGAAGACAAGCTGGAATGCCTGGTCAATCAATATATGGATTAAAGTTTCCAAATACTGCACCTGAAAACATGATGATGTTTGACAGGTTTAGACAGTTAGCTGACGAACAAACAGGAATACCTAGTTATTCACACGGTCAAACAGGTGTTCAGAGTATGACAAGGACTGCTTCAGGTATGTCCATGCTACTAGGAGCATCAAGTTTAAATATTAAAACTGTTATCAAGAACCTTGATGACTTTTTATTAAAACCTTTAGGAGAAGCTTACTATCAATGGAACATGCAGTTCCATGAAGGTGACTTAGATATAGAGGGTGATTTAGAAGTTAAAGCTACTGGTACTAATAGCTTGATGCAGAAAGAAGTTAGAAGTCAAAGACTTACTATGTTCTTACAAACTGCACAGAATCCTGCTATTGCACCATTTGTTAAGATTTCTAAATTGGTTAGTGAACTTGCCTACAGCTTGGATTTAGACCCAGATGAAATTCTGAACGACCCTGAAGAAGCTGCATTGATGGCACAAATAATAGGAATGCAAAATGCTGGACAAAACGTTAGCGAAGAAACTCAACCCCCTGGTCAACCATCCCCAATGGGAGGGGTTCAAGGAGTACCTCAAGAACCAGCAGGACTTGATAGTCAAGGAACTGGTGGTGGCACAATCGGAACAGGTAATGTACCGACTCCAGGGGAAGATGAATTTGCTGGATAACTTAGAAAGTTTACCAGAAAAAGTAAAAGAAGCATTAACTAGAGGAGAACAATAATGTTAGATTTATTAGATACAATTTTAAAAATAGTTGGAGTAGTTCCATGGATAGTTTCAATCTGTTCAATGATTGCAGCTTTAACACCTACTCCACATGATGACAATTTAGTAAGTAAAGCTTACAAAATTATTGATTGGTTTGCCCTTAACATAGGAAGAGCCAAGGAGAAGTAAGATGGCAAGTATTTTATCACCAGACGAAATAAAAGATTTACCTAACGAAGGACTACAAAAGCTTGCAAAAGAAGCTCCTGAAGTAGTTAAGAAGATGGGTTTTAAAGAAGGTGGTGTAGCTATTATGATTGCACCAAAAGAGATGGAAGAGGAAATGCCAGAAGCAGAACCTATGAAATCTGATGAACAAATGGAAAACGATTATCTAGACTTTGTTGTAGAAGAATCTTTATCCGAAAGTGAAGAAAAATACTTATTAGAAAAATTAGAACAAGATGACAGACTTAGCATGATTTTTGATAAAGTCATGGAAGTCGCAACAGAATTTGCTGGGTCAGGCCCTGTAGAAGGCCCTGGCTCAGGAGTCTCCGATTCGATACCTGCTAGGTTATCGGATGGAGAGTTTGTCTTTACTGCGAAAGCAACTAAAGAAATCGGAGCTGATAACCTTCAGAGAATGATGGAAGAAGCCGAGAGTAAAGCAGATGCACCAATGGAAAGACAAGCAAGACGAGCTGGTGGGTACATGATGGATGATGTTAGAGAGGAGACAATCCAGTCTACTGACCCTGAAAAAACTTATGACTTGAATAAAGCAGAAGTTGAAGATACTGAAAAGAGAATCGCTGATGCTATGATTTCAGGTGGTATACCCATCAGATAATAAACCGTAGGCTACCTATCATTCGATAGCCCCTACACAAACACCAGAAAGGCTACCTTTACAACAAGCCCTCTTGTCGACAAAGAGCTACCTTGTAACGAAGCCCTGAGTAAGGAGAGAAAAATGGCAACTGAACAAGTCGCACAAAATGAGGAACAAGCCAATCCTTATAATCAAAAAAAATCTTGGCATAAACCTGATGACAAAAAGTTTGTCTCAGCAGATGATAGTTTATTCTTTGAGCAACCTCAGAATAAATTATTCGACAGTAACGACATAACTCAAGCTGAGAATGTTAATACTGAGGAGTTAGAATCTAAAAAACAGGAGTTATCAACAGATACTCCTTATAGTAGGCCTGACTGGAAAAAACGTTATGATGATATGAAACGTCATTATGACAGTAAACTAGAAGAGTGGAAAGCTAAAGAACAAGAGTTGTCACAAGCAGCGAAAGCTCAGTATCAACCTCCAAAGACTTTAGAAGAACTTGAAAAGTTTAAACAGGAACATCCTGATTTTTATGCAGTTGCAGAAACTGTAGCTCATTTACAAAGCAATGAGAGAGTTCAAGATTTAGAACAAACTATTGCAGATATGAGAAATAATGAAGTCAAGATGAAGAAAGGTCAAGCTGAAGTTAGATTGAGAGAAAGACATCCTGACTTTGATGATATTCGCAATAGTGATGATTTTCATAGTTGGGCTAAAGAACAACCTCAGTCTATCCAGGATTGGATTTACTCAAATGCTGACGATGCAGACTTAGCATCAAGAGCTTTAGATTTATTTAAAAAGGATTTAGGAATAGAACTCCCAAGTGTGAAGCCAGTTTCTCAAAAGCCTGTTCAATCTGCTGCTGATATGGTATCAACTAAAACAACAACAGTTGACCCTAAGCAGGAGAGAGTATGGACAGAAAAGGAGATAAATGCCATGAGCATGGATGAATTTGATAAATACGAAAAGGAAATATCAGAGGCCATGCAACAAGGTAGAATTATCAGAGATTAACTATATTAACTTAAAGGAGTAAGTATCATGGCTCAATATTTTGAACCTTCAACAGATACCGATGCTAACTTTGCTAACTCCGTAAGTGGACAAGCTAATAGTTATTTCTTACCTTCCGTTTACTCTAGAAAGGTTTTAAACTTTTTCAGAAAAGCGAGTGTGGTAGAAGCTATTACAAACACCGACTATGCTGGTGAAATATCTGCTTATGGAGACTCAGTAAAGATTATCAAAGAACCTGTAATCTCAGTATCAGACTATACTAGAGGTTCAGACACAACTGCTACTAAGTTGACAGACCAAGAGTTAAACCTCGTTGTTGATAGTGCTAAAGCTTTCAAATTCATCGTAGATGATATTGAAACTAACATGTCACATGTAAACTTCAAGGAAGTTGCATCTTCAAGTGCAGCTTATGCTCTAAAAGATTCATACGATGCTGCTGTTATAGCATCTATGTTCTCTGGTGTATCAGCTTCAAGCCCAGACCATATTATTGGTTCTGATAGTGCAACAGCAGATTCAACAATGTCTCATGCAACCAATTCAGTCGACCTATTAGGTTCAGACGGAACTGGTGTTGATGCATTAGACTTAATGGCTAGAATGGCTAGAAAATTAGACGACCAAAATGTACCTGAAGAAGGTAGATGGTTCGTTGCACCACCTCAGTTCTACGAAGAGCTAGGTAAATCTGGTTCAAAGCTATTATCAGTTGACTTCAATGCAGGTCAAGGTTCTATTAGAAATGGCTTAGTATCAAGTGGAAAACTAAGAGGATTTGATATGTACAAATCTAACAACATTGCTGCTACATCAAATGCAAGTGGTAAAGTTTTAGCTGGACATATCAGTTCAACAGCTACTGCTAATACAATCCTTTCAACAGAAGTTATCAGAGACCCAAGTTCTTTTGGTGACATCGTGAGAGGTCTTCATGTCTACGGAGCAAAAGTTCTTAGACCAGAAGCATTAGTAAGTGCTTTCTACGTTATTGACTAATAACAACTAGGGGGAGTCTTCGGACTCCTCCACTTTCAATTTAGGGGAAACAAATGTATCACGGAAAAGAAAAAAGAAAGAAGAAAATGTATGGTGGCATGACCCATGGTAAAAAGAAAAAAATGATGGGTGGTGGCATGGCTAAGAAAAGAATGATGTATGGTCACGGTGGCGAAGTAATGCCTAAAGCCAAGCCTTGCTAACATGAAAGTCAAAGCACCTAAAGGCTACCATTGGATGAAACAACCTAAAGGTGGCTACAAATTAATGAAACATTCAGGCAAGTTTGTAAAACATAAAGGAGCAAGCTTGACTGCTAACTTTGCAATACAAAAGGTACATAAAAAATAATGGCTACGACATATTTAGAATTAACAAACCAAGCATTAAGAGAACTCAATGAAATACCTTTGACATCTGCTAACTTTGCAGATGCTGTAGGTTTACAACAGTTTGTTAAAGATTCTATAAATAAGTCAATTTTTGATATTGCTAATGAAGAACCTCAGTTACCTTTCTTTAGTGCTGGAGTTAGTGGAAGTACAGACCCTTTTTATGGGAATGTAACTGTAGCTACTGTAGCAGGACAAAGATGGTATACATTAAAAGCTGGGAGTTCAGATATAACAACAGATTATGCCTCAATAGATTGGGATGATTTTTTAATTACAACAGTAAATGTATCTAACGAAACTGCTCCATTCGTATCTAAAGGATTAAAGTATATAACTTTAGATGAATGGAATAGATATTATAGAGACCAAGAAAATTTAGATGATGCTGATACTCAAGCACATGGTGAACCAGCTAGAGTATATAGGAGTCCAGACAATAGAAAGTTTGGCTTAAGTCCTATACCTGACAAAGTTTATAACATTCACTTTTATGCTTTTGAAAAGCCAACAGCTTTATCAGCACATGGAGACACTATAGCGTTTCCAGACCAATATTCAAATGTAATTACAGCCAGAACTAGATATTATGTCTGGCAGTTTAAAGATAGTCCTCAACAGGCAGCTTTTGCTTTGGAAGATTTTAAAAAAGGTATGAGAAATATGAAGAAGAACCTTTTAAATCCACAGCCTAAGTATATTACTGATGATAGGATTTACTTTTAATGGCAAACTCACAA